AATGAAAGTACCTAAGTTAAAATACGCAGTAGGCTCAGTAGCTCAAGCAGCAGCGAAAGGCGCTGATTCTTTATTGTCTGAAGCACGTAAAGACGTAGTGGCTGCACGTAGCCCTGAACCTGCAGTAGATGAAGCAACTACTGAAATGGCAGAAGCTGTATCTAAAGTAGACGCAGCTGATTCGATAGACATGGAAGATGCTCAAGTTAACTTAGAGTCAGCCTCAGAGCTTGTAGACTCTTTTACGTTTGCAGGAGATTCTAAACTAAACAAACAATTTGTAATGGAAAATTTATCTCAAATTGCTGAGTCTCCAGAAGCTACAACTAAACAAGGCATTGCATCTTTTATTACTTCTCTGCACCGTACACAGGTAGCAGAAGAAAAACGACCTCTACTTGCGCCACAAGATTTTAAAAAACTAGAAGCCTTTGTGAAAGAAGAAGAAACCGAAGAGCGCCAAGAAAAAGCAATGGGTGGCGAAGTACACAACCACGAGCGTGAGGCAATGTCTGAAGGTGGCGGCATGTACGATGAAGACGTAGAAAAATACTTAAAGTTTGAAAAAGAATACGAACAAAGCATGGACAAAGCAAAAACAGACGCTTCTCGTGAACGTATTCAAGAAAAATTCCAAGACATAAAAGACTCTTTCGAACAAGAAGTGATTGTCCAAGCAATGATGAAAAAAGACAGAGAGTCTAAAGCTAATGGTGGTTCGCTATTAATCATGAAGCCTGTAGACACTTACGACAACATTCCGGCTGAAGACAAAGCAAAAGTTGAAGCATCTCAAAAACCAGACGGTGAGATGGAAAAAGACTACACAGGCTTCATTATGAACAAGGCTTTAGACACAGATGAACAAGAACATTTAAAAGAAGCTTTGGAGAATGATTCAGAGCTTAGCGGCATCCTTGATAAAATTATGGATGTTGCAGGAGAATTTTCTGGCGAAGGGGAAGTTAAAGGTCCCGGAACCGGAACATCAGATTCGATACCTGCAAGGTTATCGGATGGTGAATTTGTTTTCACCAGAAAAGCTACCGACCAGATTGGCGTTAACAAGCTTCAGACTATGATGGATGATGCTGAACGTGAAGCTGACGGTGGCGACAAAATGAAAAAGGCTTTTGGTGGAGTCATAAACAACCCTCTTGAAACAGAAAAAAAGAAAGAAGGTACTATGTACTCTAATTTAGCAGAAGAAGAAATTAAAAAACAAATGCTTCAAGCTAACAGAACACCAAGCTTATTTTCAAAGCGATAAGGCTACTTCGAAAGAACCCCTTATTATATTATTTTAACCTAGAGGCCACCTTGTAGTATCAAGCCCTAAAATACTTAGCTAGTATTTTGGCTACCTTGAAAGAGACTATCAAGCCCCAAAAGGAGTGTGACATGACCAATTTAGTAGAAGAAAACGTAGAACGAGAAGAAGAGGCTGCTAACCCATATAATGCCCGAAAGGACTGGCACGAAGGACAAGAAGACGCACCTTTCGCTAGTGCTCAAGGACTTTATCATGAACCAGAGCAACCCAAGAAGAAGAAGGCTACCCGCAAAGCGGCCCCTGAATCCGATTCTCAAGATTCCAATTATAAAAAAAGATACGATGACCTAAAGAAACATTACGATACCAAGGTTAACGAATTTAAACAGAAAGAGCAAGAACTCGAAGCCGAAGCTCGAATGACCCAACAGGTCGAACAAGAGTCAGTTTACGAAGAACAGCTCGAAAGTTTTAAAGAAGAAAATCCAGATTTGTATGATGCAGTAGAGGCAGTAACCGCTAATCAAACAAATGAACTCCGTGAAAAGCTTTCAGTATTAGAACAACGTGAAGCTCAGATTGTACGCAGAGAAGCCGAAGAAACGCTTCGTACCTCACATCCTGACTTCCTTGAGCTTAGAGAAAGTGAAGAGTTTCATGTTTGGGCAGAAGCTCAGCCTGAGCAAATACAAGATTGGATTTATAATAACCCTGATAACGTATCTCTTGCAGTTAAAGCTATCGACCTTTATAAGATGGAAGCCGGTATTGCTACACCGACTAAAACTAAAAGGGCTCAGTCGCAATCTAGTTCAGGTTCGGCAGCAGATTTAGTATCTACCAAAACCAAAACTGTAGATACCAATGAGCCGAAAATCTGGACACAACGGGAAATTGCCGCTTTGTCTATGCAACAATATGAAAAGTTTGAACAAGAAATTGACCAAGCTTTAATGGAAGGCAGAGTAGTGCAATAAACTTTTTTTATTGTCTATTTTTAGGAGAAACATATCATGGCTAACAACATTTCAGACCAAGGCTTCGCACAAACTGGCACAGGCGACCCGCTTGTATACGGCAACAACTTTGGCGCAAGCTCTAACTTTTTACCTGCGATTTACTCGAAGAAAGTTCTTAACTTCTTCCGTAAGTCTTCGGTAATTGAAGCAGTAACTAACACTGACTATACAGGTGAAATTAGTTCTTTCGGTGACTCAGTAAAAATCATCAAAGAGCCTACAATCACTGTACATCAGTACGAGCGTGGCGCAGACGTAGCAGCTACTAAACTAACCGATGACGAAACTACATTGGTTGTTGACACTGCTAACGCTTTCAAATTCATCGTAGATGATATCGAAAGCAAAATGTCTCACGTAAACTTCAAAGAAGTAGCAGCATCTTCTGCTGCATACGCTTTGAAAGATGCGTTTGACGCAGGTGTACTTGCAAGTTTAGTTGCCGGTGCTTCTGCAGCAGCTCCAAACCACGTTCTAGGTGCAGACAGTGGTACAGCACTAGGCGCAGGCATTTATGATGGCGCAGGTGCTATTGATTTAGGCGGTACTGGTGAAACAGACCCACTAGACGTACTAGCTCGCATGGCTCGTTTACTTGACGAGCAGAACGTACCTGAAGAAGGTCGTTATGTAGTAGCGGGTCCTGCATTCTACGAGCAGCTGTCTCAGTCTAGCTCTAAGCTACTTAACGTAGACTTCAATGCCGGTCAAGGTTCAATCCGTAACGGTCTTGTAACTTCTGGCAAGCTACGTGGTTTCAGCATGTATCGTTCTAACAACATGCCTGAACAAACTAACGCTACTGGCGTTATCGTAGCAGGTCACATGTCAGCATGTGCTACAGCACAGACTATCACTAGCACTGAGGTTATTCGTGACCCAGATAGCTTTGGTGACATCTGTCGTGGTTTGCATGTTTATGGTGCTAAGGTTCTACGACCTGAAGCTCTTGTAACAGCTTACTACCTAATTGACTAATTTAGTCTAAATAGTGCGGGGGCTTTAATTAGCCCCCAATCTTTTACAAACAATCCAATAACAGGATAAAGAATTATGGCTACAACGTACTTAGAATTAACAAATGAAATACTTCGAGAACTTAATGAAGTCCCGCTGACTACTGTTGATTTTGACACTGCTCGTGGTATTCAAGTACATGTTAAAAATTCTATTAATCGTGCCTATATGGATATAATCAACCAAGAACCCCAGTGGCCTTTTTTATCCGTAGCTGCAAGTGGTGATGTTGACCCCATGTATGGAAACGTAGCAGTATCAACCACAGAAGGTCAGCGTTGGTACACCTTAAAAGCCGACAGCACGAGCATTAGAGACGACTACGGTTCAGTAGACTGGGATAACTTCTACATGACTACTGTAGGCGTAACAGGTGAAACAGCACCTTACGTAGGAAATAACCTACGATATACGACCACCGAAGAGTGGAAAGACTTTGTAAGAGTCTCAGAAAATTTAGATGATGCGGATACGCAGACCTATGGTCAGCCTGTACGTGTTATTAGAAGTCCAGATTCACGTAAGTTTGGACTTAGCCCAATCCCAGACAAAGAATATAAGGTTTGGTTTTTTGCATACAACCAACCTACAGAGCTATCAAGTCACGGAGATATGTTAGTATTTCCTGACATGTACGCTTCTGTACTTTCAGCACGAGCTAGATATTATGTATGGCAATTTAAAGACAGCGCACAGGCTGCAGCATTCGCACTAGACGATTATAAAAGAGGTCTAAAAAGTATGCGCTCAAATTTAATAGAGCCTGCACCTATGTATTTTAAAGATGATAGAGTGAGATTTATTTAATGCCTAATACACAACCTTTTGGTATTTCATGTAAGGGTGGTTTGAATACAAACTTAAATGAGTTTGAAATCCTTGCTGCTCCGGGGTCTGCTGTAGTTCTTAAAAACTATGAAGTAGACCCTGATGGTGGATACCGAAGAATTAACGGTTATGTTAATTATGGGGATGTTCGAGATGACACAACTCCAGTAGATGTAAAAATAAACGGTTTACAGGTATATGCCGATGGTGTGATTATTACCGCAGGAAATAAAGTTTATTTTTCGTATGTATTAAATGATGCGGTTCAATATTTAGAAATAAATAAAACTACTGATGCAGCCCACGCCCTTACATTTACAGCGTATGATGCTGCAACACCGCAACATACACAACCCCTAACAGCTTACACAAGCCAAGGAAAAGGAAACTTTTCAGTTTTTAGTGATAACGTAGAAAACGGAAGAGTTGTTATTTGTGATGGAGTAAATAAGCCGTTGCTTATTACAATTACAGGTTCTGGAAGTTATGATAATAGAAGTATTAGTGTAAAAGAAATAACTGTAAGCAATGCTGTAGGGCCTGCAGTAGGAACTGTACATGGTGGCTCTTTAATCGTTGGTGGTGGTAGTGCCGCTAAAAATACTGTATATATTTCTAATTCTAACGATGTTACTAATTTCACAGGAGCTACTGGAGTAGAGTTTGTTACAGATGATGAAATCGTAGGAATTAAAAGTTTCCGTGATGATGTTATTCTTTTTTGTAAAAACAGTATTTTTAAACTTGTAAACATTTTAGATGCTGCCGCTATATCAGTCTTACCTATTACTAAAAACGTAGGCTGCCTAAGCGAGGGGAGCATCCAAGAGATTGGCGGTGATTTGCTTTTCTTAGCTCCAGATGGTATTCGTACTATTGCAGGTACAGCACGAATTGGTGACGTTGAGCTAAGCTCTGTGAGTCGCCAAATCCAAGCACTTGTTTCTATCCTAGCTTCTGAAATTGATTTGCATAATGTAAGTAGTTGTGTAATTAGAAGCAAGTCTCAGTACAGATTATTTTACTCTAAAGACTCAGAAACCACACTAGACTCTAGAGGAATCATTGGAACTTTAACACCTAATGGATTTGAGTGGTCTCAAACAGCAGGAATAAAAGCTTACGCACTTACTTCTGATTTTGATAACACTGGTATTGAAAGAAAATATCATGGCGATGATAAAGGTTTTATTTATCATCACGACCAAGGAGCATTTTTTCATCAGCTAAACGATGCAACTCCACCAGTTTTAACGGCTTCTAATATTAATGCTATTTATGAAACGCCTAATTTTGATTTTGGAGACTTAGGAACTCGAAAGACTTTAGAATATCTTAGACTTTCGTTAACTCCAGAAGCTTCTGCTACAGTTAAAATGAAAGTTACTTTTAATTCAAATGACATTAATACACCGCAACCTCAAATTTATGAGTTCCCTACTACATCAAAAGGTGGTTTGTTTGGGACAGCAAAGTTTAACATAAGCTTGTTTGGTACAGGCGCAAACGCTATAATGAAAACATTTTTAAACGGAAGCGGATATACAGCAAGCTTTCAAATATTTACAGAAAACCAAGATACACCTTATACAATTAACGGTTTATACATAAATTACGCCCCTTCAAGCAGGAGATAGTAAATGGCTACAGGATATAATAAGCAAAGTACGTATGTAGACGGGAACGTCATTACAGCTTCATTATTTAATGAAGATTTTGGAGCATTACAAAATGCTTTTGCATACACTACAGACCCTACTACAACGGGCCACACACACGATGGAAGTGCCCATCAAGGTGGAGCTATCTCTAAAATTGGGGATGCGGATTTCAATAATAAAATTGAAATTGACGGAACTACTAATGCTATTAAACTTTTTATTGAAGTAGGTGGAACAACGCCTACTGAAACTTTAAACTTAACTGCGTCTGCGCTTTCTCCTAGCGTTGCAAGTATAGACTTAGGTGCTTCATCTCAGCCTTTTGATGCTGCATATATTAACTCTATTACTATGCCTGACTCAGACGGGACGACAAATAGAATTAATCTGGGGGCAGGAACTGATTTTAATATACATTATAATGCTAATGATACCGCTGTAATTCAATCTACTACAGCAAGCAGCGTAATAGATGTAGACGGCAAAGCCGGCATTAAACTTAAAACTGACGGTACTGAAAGACTTGCGACCTCAACTACAGGCGTTGATGTTTCGGGAGCGTTTACAGTAGATACTGATGTTCTGGTAGTAGACGACACAAATAATAGAGTAGGTGTTAATGTTGCAGCGCCTGCAGAGGCTTTAGATGTTAATGGAA